GAGGTGGCGGCGGCGGAGGTGCGGCTGCTTTTGTTGTTGTCGGTGGGCCTGATTACTCCCCAAGTATAGCTTTAACAGTCGGATCAGGTGGTAACGCTGGCGGCGGTGGTCAATCAGGTAACTCTGGAGGCGGCGGCGGAGCTGGTAAAATTCTACTTACGGAGTTTAAAGGATAATGGCAAAATTTATTTATATTGATAGTAACAATAGAGTTCTGTACGTAGCTGACGCAAGACCAAATGATGCAACCACTGCTGATTGGATTGAAGTGTCAAATGATTCTGTTCAAGAGCAATGGTATTACGACTTATCTACTCAAACATTATCAGAATTTAAACCTTACACGATAGATGAAATTAGAGATATGAGAAATCAGAAACTTACCAATACGGATTGGATGGTTTTAGAAGATAGCCCATATCAAGAAAGCAGTCAGTCCTCAAACTTGACTGCAATAAAAACTTACAGACAGTCTCTAAGAGACTTTCCAAACCCAAGCACTTCTTACAATGAAGATAATACTGTTTGGCCCACATTAACATTGAGTTAGGAGTCATCACTATTTATCTAAAATAGAATGATTGTTAAACAAAACTACCTTATCAATAATCAATTTCTACCTTTTGATGTTTGCGATGACATCATTAAAGTTGCTGATCAACAACAGCAAGAAGAAGCTACAACTCAAGACGGATTAAATGAGAAAGTAAGAAATTCAAGAATAACTTGGTTAGCTGATAGATGGATTTATGATTGGATCGACTCCTACATTGTTCAAGTTAATAAAGAGGTAGGTTGGAATTTTGATTTTATCGGTGCTGAACAGATACAATTCACTAGATACTCTGAGGGACAATTTTACGGTTGGCACCAGGACTCTAATTTTAAAGAAGAGTATGAAAGAAAAATATCAGTTGTTATACCCTTAAGTGATTCACAAGATTATGAGGGAGGAGATTTACAATTTTATGATTCTTTGCAGAGACCAGAAGCTAAAGAGTCAAGGATAATGAAAGATGAAAATACAAGAACAAGGGGATCTATTATTATATTTCCTAGTTACATTTATCATCGTGTGACGAAAGTAACAAAGGGACAACGATTATCAATTGTTCTATGGTACAAAGGAGAGAAATGGAAGTAGATAATAAATTTAATAAAGAAAAATATTTAGTAGTAAGAAACGCAATATCATTAGAGTTAGCTGATTTTATTTGTGATTACTTTTTAATGAAACGGAAAGTAGTTGAGAAAATGAAATTTGATAGAATAATATCTCCTTATATTAATTACTTAGGAACATTTGGTGACGACATGAGTGACAATTGTTATGGTCATTATGCAGACATAGCCATGGAAACTTTATTAAAAAAATTAAAACCTCAGGTAGAGCAACATACTGGTAGATCTCTTTATGAAACTTACACATACGCCAGAGCTTATCAGTATGGTAATTATTTACGCCGTCACAAAGATAGAGAGTCTTGCGAAATATCATCTACATTGAATTTAGGGGGAGACTCTTGGCCCATATACCTTGATCCTACAGGGGGCACTAACAACGAAGGTGTAGAGGTAATTTTAAGACCTGGAGATATGTTACTTTATAAAGCAAATTTTGTAGAGCATTGGAGATATTCTTTTACTGGAACATCTTGCGTTCAAGTTTTCTTACACTATATGGATGTCAAGACAGATGGTGCTGAGGATAATAAATATGATAGGAGACCTTTTTTAGGATTGCCTGTGTGCTTGAGAAAATAATTACCTTTGAGTCACAATACAAAGATTTTTTGTTAAAGCCTTTACCAATAAAAAAACTTGTGCCTGATTGGTTTAAAAAATTGGTTAATTACACAGATGATAAGTTAAATTTTCAAAACCCCACGGCAAAAAAATGTATGCCCTTACTCGATTCTTTTACTACTGGATATGCTATTCTTAATCCAATAGACATAGTTTTTTTTAAAGGTATTGAAAACGGAGAAGAGGTTGTACATTGGAGATATCCACAAAATTTTGACTTAGATAAATATCCAAATATTAACATAGGTATAGAGGTGCATAAACCTAACCAAATTAATCAAGGATTTTTAAAAGACGATGAATACCCTATAGCTTTTAAAGTTTTAAATCCATGGTTAATAAAGACTCCTAAAAATTACAGTTGTCTATTTGTAAATCCTTTTAATTCATCTCAAGAAAGAAAAATAAGAACACTGGACGCTATTGTTGAAACAGACAGTCATTGTACACAAGTTAACTTCCCATTCTTTTTAAAAAAATTTGATGAAAACAAATCAGTCGTATTAGAAAAAGGTGAACCGTTAATACTAATTTTCCCTTATCTAAGAGAAAACTGGAAAATGCAAATAAAAGAAATTGACTTAGAGACTAAACATAAAAAAGAATTTACTTTATTTTCAAGAATAAAAGATAATTATAAAAGAATATCTTGGAAGAGAAAATCTTATGATTAATCAATATGTATTAGAGTGGGATTTGTCAAAATACATTAGTCATGAAGATGATATAAATATTACTCAAGGTCTAGTTTTTCATAAAGCAATAGAATGTGCTTATCATACTTTTGATTTAAAAGTTACGGAAACAATGAACTCTATCGATCACACAAAATTACATACTTTTATTGGAGAAACAGATTGGTTAAGATATTTACAAGACAGAACTTACAATTTTGTATACGCATATGATATTAAAAATTTAAATTTAGTTATCATAGATCAACATAAGAGCCTAGGTATACAAATGAAAAATAAATATTTGTTTTGTATGCCTTGTTGGATGACATATAAATTTATTTCTACAGAAAAAGAATATAGTCAACAAATTATTTCTATAGGCATCCTCACAAAAGATCGACCCACATTAAAAAAAACAAAAATATTATGGTAATGGATAATCATTTAAGCATAGATTTAGATTGGATTAAAACCGTACAACAACTAGATTTTATTAATGAACTAATATTTGAATCTTTACAAGTAGATCAAGTTAATTTTTGTGTGCAACATCAAGCCTTATTTCATTTTTTTAAAAATTTAAAATCTGTTTGTTTGTATAATTTAGATCATCACCATGATGTCATATACCATAAGGAGTGGAAAGGTGTAAATGAAGGCAACTGGATTTATCCTTTGTTTATGAAGGGAGCTATAAAAGAGTACCATTGGATTAAGAATCTTGACTCTGAAATACAAGATAAAACACCTGAGACTCTCACTACATTAGATATTGTTTATAAAGTTTATGATGATTTTACTTGGATAAAAAATTTAAAATTTAAAAGTCTGAGTATTTGTCTTTCGCCAGAATCTCATTTTTGTGAGGTTAATCGACAGTCTCTGTGGGAGACTTATAAATATTATTTTAAAACTAGAAATTACGCTGTTCAGGTTTACAAAACAGATGCAGAGCTTTTCGGACTTTCTAGAGAAATGCAATAAAAGATAGGAGAGAATATGATACACCCAGATCAACTAAAAGAAAAAGACTTTAGAATATATTTAGGAATGCCAATGTATGGAGGGATGTTATGTGAGGCTACCTTACATGGTTTACTTGAGGTTCAACAATGGAGTATGGCTAAAGGGGTTGGCTTACGTTTCCAATCAATGGGTAATGAAAGTTTAATAACTAGAGCGAGAAATACAATTGTTTCAATGATGTTTGACGATAAAGATTTTATAGGAACTCATCTTTTATTTATTGATGCAGATATAGGTTTCTCTTGGAGAAATATTGAGAGGCTATTATGTGCTGACAAAGACATAGCTTGTGGTATTTATCCAAGAAAACATTTGCATCTTGAAAAAGCATCTAAATGGATAAATGAAAACCCTAATATTAAACCTGATGAATTAGAAGCAAAGATGTTAGGATATAATCTTAACTTTGATGATCCTAATAACCTAAGAGGTGAGAATGGTTTTTTTAGAGTTAATGAAGCTGCAACAGGTATGATGTTAGTTAAGAGAGAAGTTTTTAGAACTATGTTTAAAAAGTTTCCTGAGAGAAAATATGAATCTGATCAAATAGTTAACGGTGAGTATCTTAAGTCTGATAATTGTTATGATTTGTTTGCTGTTGGTCCATATGAGACACAACACGTTGATGGCACACCAATGATTAGATATTTATCAGAAGATTATTACTTTTCAAGATTATGGCAAGAGTGTGGCGGGGAGATATGGGCTGACCTGGCCATGCCATTAACACACTTTGGTAATAGAGCCTACAAAGGACACGTTGGTAGTCTTGTGGCTGAAAAGAAATGATTAATGTTCGTTACAATTTTATACCTAATGTAGATCAAATTTACAATTTGTGTAAAAATAAAATACCGCTTTACAAAGTTGAAGATCACCCAGGTCACCAAGACAATAAAACAACAGACAGTTGGCCAGGCACTAGAAGTTTGGATTTAGCAGAATCGGAGCCATTTTTTTATCTTAACTTAATGGATTTAATAAAAAATAAATTTAACATAGTTTATTCAAATTACGTGTCCATAGATGCTTTTGTTCACTTAAGATTAAAAAACGATAATCATAAGGATTGGATACACACAGATCAAACAGATACAATATTAATTTATTTATCTTCAACTAATTTATTATCTGGTACATCTTTTTTTTCTGATGACGAACAAGAAATATCAAATGTTAAATTTGTGCAAAATTCTGCTGTATATTTCAATGGTCAAATTAAACATAAATCTATTTCAAATTATGGCGATAATGTTGATGATGGTAGAATGACCATAAATATATTCTGTCATAAAAAATAGGTTTAAATGGACACTTTTTATAGTATATTTACTCTATGCCCCTAGTAAATTTTAGACCAGCTCCAGGTATAAATAAAGAAGTCACTGATTATACAGGTCAGGGTAAGTGGACTGATGGAGATATGGTGCGTTTTTTTCAAGGATCTGCTCAAAAAATAAAAGGCTGGGAAAAGTTTATTAGCACTACTTTAGTAGGGGTCGCAAGAGATCAACATGCTTTTATTGATTTAGATGGCATACGTTTTAATGCTATTGGTACGGATAGAAAGTTATATATTATTACTGAGGGACTTGCGTATGACATTACACCTATTAGGGAAACTCAAGCCTTAACTAATCCTTTTACAACTAATGCAACAACATCAGTGGTTGTAACTGATACATCACATGGTGCTGTAAAAGGGGATTTTGTAACATTTGATTCATTCTCTGCTATTGACGGCTTAGATATGAACAAAGAATTTGAAATAACATCAGTTGCTAACACTGATGCTTACGTAGTCACGCACACAAGCACTGCTTCTGGATCCACTTCAGGAGGTGGAGGCAGTGGTAATGCTAAATATCAAATATCTATAGGACCGGAGCTATCGACATCTGCATTTGGTTGGGGTACGGATGGTTGGAGTGTTGGAACTTGGGGCACTCCCTCTACTGTTTCAAACGTGACGTTAGAGGCTAGACAATGGTCATTAGATAATTTTGGTGAGAACTTAATTGCTGTAGTTTTAAACGGTGGGGCTTTTGAATGGAAACCATCCCTAGGGGTATCAACGAGAGCAACAGCAATTACTAATGCTCCAACTAAATCTAGATTAGGTCTAGTTTCTACACCTGACAGACACTTAGTGTTCATGGGTACACAAAAAACAATTGGTGGGACAAATCCACAGGATGATTTACTTATAAGATTTTCAAATCAAGAAGATATTAATACATATCAACCAACGGCAGAAAACACAGCAGGTTCATTACGAATAGCTGATGGATCACGGATCGTAGCTGCTGAGAGATCCAGAGGTCAAATACTTATTTGGACGGACACATCTTTACATGCAATGCAATTTATTGGACCACCTTTTACTTTTGGTTTAAGACAATTAGGTCAAAACTGTGGTGCAATAGGCAGTCATGCAGCTGTTGATATTAACGGTATAAGTTATTGGATGTCGCAAGACTCTTTCTTTTTATTTGATGGATCAGTAAAAAAATTACCATGCACCGTGGAACAATTTATATTTAACAATATTAATATTACAGGTTCAGAAAATGCTTTTGCAGGGCACAATGGAGAGTTTAATGAGATCATGTGGTTTTATCCAAGAACAGGCTCTGATCAGATAAACGCTATTGTCGCTTACAACTATTTGGAAGGCACGTGGTGGACAGGCACTTTAGCTAGAACCACATGGATAGATAGAGAAGTTTTTGATAATCCAGTAGCATCAGAATATTTTGAAAATACTACTGCCAACAATGAAGTTATTTTAGGTTTGACAGACGGAGCGACACAAATGTTTTTACATGAAACAGGTAATGATGCTGATGGTGCAGCAATTACAGCATTTGTAAAATCAGGCGTTGTTCAAATAGCACAAGGTGATGAGTTTGCGTTTGTATCTAAGTTAATACCTGACGTAGAGGATCAAGAGGGAACATTAAATGCAAAACTTGAATTTAAAAATTATCCAAATAATAGCACAGCTGTAACTAAAACAACTACCTTTAATGATACAACAGATTTTATAAGTTTACGAGGTAGGGGTAGAGAGTTTACAGTTAATGTAGTATCAAACACAACAGGAACAGCATGGAGATTGGGGACACAACGTTTTGACATTCAACCAGATGGAAGAAGATAATTTTACAATAATTAGTGATCAGTTAAAATATAAAGATAATTATTTAGAAAAAGATTTAATAGAAAGTATACACAACAAACTTACAGATCCATATTGCCCCTGGATATTACATTATACCAGACCAGAAGACGACACCTCGTTTTGGCATTGTCCTTTAGATGACTCTAGCTCTCTTAAAACCGAGGTAGATTATTTAAAAACAAAAATAAAAAAACCTATAAAAAGAATTTACGCTAACGGACAAACTTATACACAGCACGGTGATTTTCACCCTGACGATGGACAAGAAACGATTTTAGTAGGAATCAATAAAGAGTTTGACTCTTCTCACGGAGGGGGCACTGAGTTTTTAATCAAGGATAATACTTCATATGTAATTTACCCCACGTTTAATAGAGGTATTGTTTTCAACTCTAAAATATTGCATAGAGCCTTACCCACAATTACAAAAATATTTAGGATTACTTTAGCGATAAAAACAGGGTATGATGAGTGATGTTTTTATTATGGCACACACTTTTAATAGTTAGTTTTATAGGAGTATCTTTTATTCTTGGATTTTTGATGGGGAAAAAATATGGCAAAATTAACTATAACTAGATTTCCAGATCCCAGAGATGAGTATGAAAGAGGACAACAAGCTGAACTTATTAGACAATTAGAGGATTTAATATTACAACTAAATAGTTCATATACTCAAGAAACACAAGAGGAGTCTACACGAAGAAGTTGGTTTTTTTCTAATGGCTGATGTATTTAAAAGATTTATAACTAACGTAACAACAACAGATTTGACCACTGTTTTTACAGTGCCCACTGCTAATGTTGCATCCACACCGCCTTTGCCGGTGTCTACCTTTATAGTCAAAACAATTAATGTTCATAACTATGATGGTAGTTCTTCAGTGACTGTAAACATTGATCACAACGACGGCAGTGCAGATTTTCAAATATTTCAAGTTGACGTTTCAGCGACCAACACAAACACCATAAGCACAAGCATGGTTTATCAAGAGGGGGACTCTTTAAAAGTGCAAGCAAATGCAGCACCAAGAGCCATGGTTGAAGTATCCTTACTTGAGGTAAAACAACAGCAATAATAATATTGATTTCCTAGTTTTTCGCCTATAAAACTATATTATGGCGAAAATAGTAGATGAACCCGTTCTATTGCGTTATGACACGATAGGCGGTAAAAAAATCCCTGTTTATAGTGCCAAGGTAGAGACAACAGTTACCAACACCAAAACAGGTCAAGAGTATACTTCACACGAGGAGTGTCAGGCAGATATTGACAATCCAGAAACAGAAACAAAAGAGGAAGACATTAGAAGAGATGTCAACGTAATAGCACCTAACTTATTCAGTGGTGCAGCTACAGGCGAGGAGTAAAATGTTTAAGAAGATCCTACCAGCAGTCACAGGGGCGATAGGTTTTGCAGTTGCAGGGCCAGTTGGTGCCTCCATTGGTGCAGGAATAGGATCAGCAGTTAGAGGAGACAACCCGGCAAACATAGCAACATCTGCTTTGATGGGTTATGGTTTAGGAGCCTTGGGAGCTAGCGCAGGATTAGTTGGAGGACAAGGGTTGGCTGCTCTTGGCTCCAGTGTCGGCACTGTAACAGGACTAGGAGGACAAGCTGCTGCGACTGCAGTTCCTACAAATGCAAGTGCTATGGCTGCAGGGCAACAGGGAGCATTACAAGCAACCAAAGCTGCAGAGCAATCTTTATTACAAAAAGTAGGTGGATTTATAAAAGATAAACCATTGACTGCAGGTGCGTTAGGACTAGGAGCTGTTGGAGCTTTAAGCGCAATGGAGGATGAGGAAGAAGGAGTAGCTATACCTGATGCAGTAACACCAGGCAGTATCGCTCCTTTAGATGCTAGTCAACCTGGTGTGAGTTATTTTGATCCTGCAACAGGATCATACGGTGCAGCAGCACCAACATATAGAAGTTTAAAAGATGGAGGTTTTCCTAGAAAGACAGGGCAGATCTCTGGTCCCGGTACAGAAAAGTCTGATGACATTCCTGCTATGTTAAGTGATGGTGAGTTTGTCATGACTGCAAAGGCAGTTAGAGGATTAGGTGCATTGAATGGCGCTAAAAAAGGTGATAAGTTAGAACAGCGTCGTAGGGGTGCAAAACAAATGTACGACATGATGGATAAATTTGAAAGCAAGGTAGCATAATGGTAGATCAAGTTTTAATGCAAAGACAAGCCCCGTTCATAGAAGATAGAGCGGAACAACTATTAGCAACCACTTTTGGTATTCCTTTAGCACCGGGGGAAATACCTCCTCCAAAACTACCGGGAGAGACTGATGAAGAATATTTATTAAGAATTAGAGGTTTAGCAGGTGTGCCTCAGACTGTCCCTGCTCAACAAGTTGCACCACTAACTCAAGCGCAAGAAACGGCAGTTGCCAAAGCGCAAGAAGGACTAGGTGCTTATCAACCATTTTTAGATGCCGCATCGACAACAGTGGGTGCAGGGCTAGGTGCCATCGGTGCAGGAGTTCAAACATTAGATCCTTCTCAGATATCTACGTTTATGAATCCTTTCTCTCAACAAGTTACACAACAAGCATTAGCTGAACTTGACAGACAGGCAAATATTCAAAAACAACGAACCGCTGCCGAAGCTGTAGCAGCAGGAGCTTTTGGTGGTGCAAGGTTCGGTGTCCGTGAAGCAGAGGAAGCTAGAAACTTAGCACAGGTAAAATCGCAAAGAATTTTTGAAGATCTATCACGAAACTTTTTACAAGCACAACAGGCACAACAAAGAACTGCACAACAACTAGGACAACTTGGAGTGCAAACACTACAAGCAGGTCAAGCACAAGTTGGATTGGGTGAAGCAGGACAAAGATTAGGTGGAGTTGATATTAACAGATTATTAAGTGTTGGTGGAGTTCAACAACAACAATTACAAAATGAATTAGAAGCTGCTAGAAGAACAGAACTAGCCAGACAACAGGAACCTTTTAGAAGAGTAGGATTTGCATCTGATGTTTTACGAGGAGTGCCTTCTTCACAAGTTCAATTTACACAACAGCCTGCTCCGTCTTTATTTCAACAAGTTGCAGGTTTAGGTATTGCAGGTCTTAGCACCTTAGGTGCCTTGGGAGGAACGGGCGGTATTAGCTCGTTACTAGGATAATGGCTATCTTAGACAGACCTCTTTTTCAACGACGACCAACCACGGACCAACTACGCATGTATGGCTTGCCTGCATTTGCAAATGGTGGAGTTGTTAATTATCAAGCAGCAGGAGAAGTTAAAGTTATAGATGAAGAGATTATTACAAAACCTAACGGAGATATTGTTAGAGTTAGAACTATTGAACAAAGAACTCCTCGTGGCATAGTCACTAGAAAAGTTGAGGAGGTCATTGAACCTGGAACACTAACACAAGTAAGTAAAAATCCTAGAAATCCTCAAAAAGATAAGAAAGACACCAAGGTTCCCAAAAAATCTACTTTAAGATTAGCCACTGAAATGGAACAAGGTGCAGAAAACTTAGCAAAATCTGCTAGACCATCTGAGGCGATTGTGTCTGACACAGTAGATAGAGAGCAAGAGGAGTTAGCAGACTCTGGTTTTGCAGCTTCAGGGGATGAACGAAATAAATTAACAGAACTAGAAAATTTAGTGAAAGAAAGATCTGAATTATATAAAAGAATTTTAGGTGATCCTAAAGAAGGACTAAAACAACAAGGGTTACTTCAACTAGCACAGTTTGGTTTAAACTTAGCATCTGCTAGAGGAGGCAACTTTGCAGAGAAGATTGCCAAATCTGCTAAAGATCCACTACAAACTTTTGCAGCTTTAGGTAGAGAATCGTTGAAAGACGAAAGAGCAATTGAAATGCTAGCAATCAAAGGTGCAGAGGATGAGTTAGGTAGAACTCAAAAGACGGGGACCTTTGGACAATTGGTGCAAGACATAATGAAAGCTAATCCTGATATGTCTATGGAAGATGCTTATGCAAAATCAATTGAAATTACATCACAAAAAGCAGGTAAGTCTTTATCAGAACAAAGAAATGAATACGTAGATAAGTTAGTTGATTTATATGTAAAAGAAGAAGGGCTTGAAGTAGAAGAAGCAACAAATAGAGCAAATATAAAAGCCATGGAAAGATTTCCTAATCCAGATGAAGAAGGAACAACATCAAGTGTAGTCACAATCACAGGTAAGAACGATCCTGCCTACGACAAATTACAATCAGGTGAACAATATATTTTTGAAGGTGTTACCTATACGAAAGGATAAAGCATCATGGCCGTTAATCCTTTTGGAGATAACCCAGTAGATCTAAATGTTAATCCTTTCGGGGATAAACCTCTTGATGATATAGAAGAGCAAGACAAAGATAAGTCCCCCGGATTTTTCAAAGGGTTTTTTGCAGGCATAGCATCAGGTGTTTTAAAGGTGCCAGAAGGCTTTGTTTCTCTTGGAGCAGAGTTAGTTGATCTAGGATTAGACACAGATACAGCTGTGGGCGTTGAAGAATTTTTTGATAAAATAAATCCTTTTGAAGAAATAGCAGAAAAAACTGTTGCAGGTAAAATAACTGAAGGGCTTATTCAATTAGGTATACCGGGAGTTGCAGGTTACAAAGTGGGAACACGTCTTGCTAGAAAAGCAATAGACGCAAAGAAAGCTGGTAAATATACAGACAAGCAGGCTATAAAAAAAGTTAGAGCAAGCAGGACAAGAGAAGATATAGATCAAGTCACTGGTAAATCAGACCTTGGTAGAAAATTTAAAATAGGTGGAGCAGGTTTACTGGGATCAACTATAGGTGAGGGCGTGGCTTATACAGATGACTTTGGAACTATTGGTGATGTTCTTGGTGGCCCAACAGCTACAGACCAAAGAGAAGGTGCCGAGGGTAGAGAAGAAGCATTTAGAAGATTTACTAATCGTTTTAAGTTTGCAGTAGAGAGTGGTGCTCTCGGTGCAGGTTTAGGCACAATAATCACAGGAACATCTAAGGCACTAAAAGCATCTCCTCTCGCTAGACAGTTTGACAAAAGCCCTTTGCAAAGTGTAATAGGAAAAGCGTTAAATAAATTAACTCCTAACAGCGTATTGGGTAAAAGAGCTTTTAATATTTTAAAAGATGGCGATCAAATCGCTACGACCTTTGCCTTAAAATCACAATTTTTTGTAGATAATTTAGCAAAGTCCGCAGAGAATATTTCTAAACAAGCACTTAAAAATGCAGGTGGTCAAAAAGAACAAGTGTTTAATCAGTTTCAAAAACTTGTGAATGATAGACTAACTGACTTCGGTGATTTTAAAAAAGCAGATTTTATTTTTGATGATAAAGGTAATGTCTTAAAACAAACTGTCCCTGAAAGCGCATACTCTACCCCTAAGGTAAAAACAAAAGTAAATGCAAGAGGTCGAGAGATTGAAGTAAACAACCCTGCATTTCAAAAAAGAGAACGCTTACATGACTTTATGAAAAATACTTTAAAGGCTTCTGACGATGACATAGCTCAGTTTGAAAACTCACTATTAAATGCAAGATATCAAATAGATTTAAATTCCATAACTTTAGACAAACAATTATTACAACCTTTAATTAAAGAAGCTAGAGCAACTTTAAAAATAACGGGGCTTGATGAGGCAGAACAAAAAATAGCCAGAGATGTTTTAGAAAATGCAGAAAAACTAAGTGATACTTTCACTAGCCAACTAGGTAGATATATTAATAGAGAGTACAAAATATTTAAAAAAGATAAGGGCATTATAAAAAAATTATTCTCTGATGATCAGTTTAGACCTACCGCAGAAATAATGAGAAGAGCGGAGAGAGTTTTTGCAAAGTCTATCGCTATGGCTTATAGAAACAGTGATAGAACAAGAGCAAAAGCAACTCAAATAGTAGAAGCAAGAGCAGCGCAACGTCAAAAGAATCCTATGGCAGAGAGAAATCCTTTGATTGAAAGAGAAAGACAGATAGGAAAACAAAAGGCTATTGAAGAACAAATTAAGAGAATGAGTGATGATTTTGAAATAAACACTGCGCCACAAAAAGCTGTGGATGCCGTAAGATTAATTGTAAAAACCAGAGGTAAAACTTTATTTGAAGAATCAGCTGCAGGACCAATAGGAAACTTTAGAAAATTTTTAAAAGACGATTTAAAATTAGAAGTTGACGAAGATATATTTAAAAAGAGAACTGTAAAATCAAAGGCAGTTAGAGAATTATTAGGTGAAGTTGAAGATCCTTTTTTTAATATTGCTAATACTAATGCAAAACAGTCTGAAATAATGGCTCAGTTAGCGACACACAATAAATTATTTCAAGATAGTTTAAGACCTAGTCCCATACCGGGAGCAGGTAGGGGAATAAAAAGCACTTTGTTTTTTGATTCCACTGCCGATGCTGAGGCAGCCATAAAAAATTTACCAGAATATAAAGATGTAAACTTAGATTTAGCTGATGACATCGTAAGAATAGAAACTACTAACGGCACTCTCATCCCTAGTGTTTTAGACGGTAAGTATACTTTTAAACCTGTGGCAGAGGCTATTACTAATACAGATAAAATGATAGCCGATAATACTTTAAATAATCTTTACAAATGGATGGTTCTAGTTCCTAAGAGCATATCTCAACAAGCTAAAACTATTTACTCTCCTTTCACTCACGTTCGAAACGTAATATCTGCTGCTTTATTTACCACGATGAATGGTAACATTCTTTTTCAAAACCCTGCAAAGACAGCTAGATTATTTAGAAGATCACTGAAAGATATAACAGGTAATGACGTAGAGTCACAAACTAGAAGATTAAGAAATCAAAGACTGGGTATTAACGGCACCAACCCTATTGCAGGGGACATAGACGCTCTAGCAAAAGAAGTGGGAACTGATTTTTATACAGGTAACTTCAATGGAGCCATGAATACTTTATTGGGGAGAACAAGTAAATTAGCAGAGAAAGCGAGAAGAGCATATTTAGCTGAAGATAATTTATGGAAAAATTTTAACTTTGAAGCAGAGTTAGAGTCGTTAAAACAAAACTTTAAAGTTCTAGGTATTAACTCAAAGAATATTTTTGATCCTAAAAACATGCAGGCATACAGTAAACTGCTTGGTAGAAAAGTAACCAGAAACGATCCTATCTTTGATCGAGTGGTAGACATAAGCACTGATGGTAGATTTATAACTCTAGGCAATCAAGGCGTTAGACTAGAGGGAGACAAACTCTTGGAGACTTTCTATGAAAATATGGCCGCACAAATTACAAAGCACAATATTCCTAACTATGAGTATGTGGGTGAATTTATTAAAACACTTAGAAGATTACCTCTTGGTACGTTTGTTGCTTTCCCCGCCGAGATTATCAGAACAGGCTTCAACACAATACAAAGAGGACTTAGAGAACTACAAGTAGAAGGTTTTAAACAAACAGGACTTAGAAGATTAACAGGTGTCGCTACAACAGCAGCAGTTGTCCCAGCAGGACTTGTGGAATTTGGTAAAGCCTTAGCAGGTATGACTAATGATGACATGAGAGCGCTTAGAACTTTTGTTCCTTCATGGTCAGTAAACGGATTGTTGATGCCTCTTGAAAGAGATGAAAAAACAGGCAAGGTAAAATATGTAGATTTAAGTTACATCTTCCCTTACGACACATTAGTTAGACCAGTCAATACTATTTTAAACGAAGCATCTAAAGGACAAGAGACAGGAGAGAGTTTAAATAAATATTTATTAGATGCAGGTGCTACGAGTTTCTACGAGTTGGCAAAACCATTTATATCTGAATCTATTTTCTTCGAGGCTTTTGCAGATATCGTTGCACGAAATGGCAGATCAAGAGATGGTCGTCAGATATTTAGACCTGGAGATTCCACAGGAGAAAAAATTTACAAAGGTGGAATGCATGTCGTCGAAACATTCATGCCCGGTTCTGTCAATCAGGTGAAAAGATTGTTTCAAGCAGGTGCGTTAGGCAACGAAAAAATACCTGACAGATATGGACAGACATATAATTTATTAGACGAGGCAGGGGGTATCTTCGGATTTAGAGCAATAGAACTTGATCCATTAGATGCGATGCCGTTTATCATAACAGATTTTAATAAGAGAAACGACAGTGCTAGAGCATCCTTTGTTGGTGATGTGTTGAAAGGGGGACTTGTTTCCCCTGCTGAAATTGTAGATCAATATCTCAAAGCAGAAAGAGTAAGATTTCAAAACTTTAAACAGATGCATAACGCATATAAAGATGCTTTACAGTTAGGAGCAAATAGATCTGATCTCGTGAAAGAAATGAAAAGAATTACAAGACGAGAAAGAGCGTCTATTATACGAGGTAATTATTTACCTTATCTACCGGGAGATGGTATTCGTCGAGCGTTTAACAGAAACTTTAGAGACTTAGAGGAAGAACTAGGTAGAGAAATACAAAATCCTTTCCCATTAGCTCTTCGTGAAATATTAAAGATAAGAAGAAACAACATGAATGTGGATGTAAACGAAGGCGATTTTGACTCGACCTTTGTCATACCAGAAGGGTTCACACAAAAAGAAATCACGCCTACCGCACCACCGACCACGACCAAACCAATAAGCACTAGCACGGGAGGCAGGGTAATCACGGGAACAGGATCAACACAAAATCTTGATTCTGCTTTAGTAAGAGATATAATAGGCGACGATACAATATTGGAAGAGATAGTTAGACAAAGGAATACATAATGGCAAACGGACCACCAGGATTAGCAGAGAGCAGAAGAGGAACACCAATAGGTCCTCCATCCAAAAGCAAAGCACAAATAGGACGTGAGTTAGATAGAGAGATAACTCGTAAAACTTTCTTTGATGGCAGACAAGATGTTAGTGATGATCGACTAGATCGTAGAAAAAAACAAGCAGATGAATATGTTGCTTTTAAAACTGACCCCACAAAAACTAAAGCAGTGGAGGGTATAACAGGTTTATTTCAAGCAGCCACCCCCGGTGGAAAAACTCTAGCGGAAAAAGAAATGGAGTTGGCTAAAAAGTATGGACCAACACTAAGTGAAATAGGAAGTGATGTGGCATATAGGGGAGGAAAAATCATAGGGGCACTGGGAGAAAAAGCTCTAAGTGGAGGACTAGGCTTCCTTGCAGTTTTCAGAGACATAGTTAATTATGCAACCAACAAGGGTAATAAAAATTACGATAAATTAAATGATGTGGAAAAAGAAATATATGATAACCCAGATAAACACCCTCTAACGTCTAAAGGACTGCCCTCTCTTAAAGAGATTGCACAATCAACAGATTTAATTAATAAAGCAGAAAAAGATGCTTTAGGTTTACAGATAGATAAATTAATATTGGGTAAAGAAATAGACGAACTACAAAGACAAAAAACATTTCGAAGAACGCCCGGCACGGGCTACCAAGCAGGAGCAGGACTGACAACTTTACCAACTCCTGAAATTAGTATTGATTTTCCCACCAGAGATCCTGTTTTTCCAGCTGAAGAAATTAAACAATCCGCTCTAGATAGATTTAGTCCTGAATATTTAGAACAACAAAAAGCACTCCTAGATGAATTAAATATATCTCCACAGGTTGCAGAGTTATTGGGACCTAACGCACCGGGGGGAAGACAAGAAGAATTTTATGTAAGCCCTGGGGACCAAGATTTCGACGCTGGTAAACCTTATGGCTTGATGGGATCAAGCCCTTATGGTGCTTCGATAGACAAAACTCCAGGATTAGCTGCGGGCACAACATTTCCAGGAAGTTTTAAGAGTTTAGAATTTGATGACTTATTAGGACGTGAGTCATCTGAAGGAACCTTAGTTGGAGGACAGGGAGGAACTCAAGTCACTGCTTTTAACAACCCCGGTAACCTAACAGATGTAGGACAAGCAGGAACCACAGGGGAAACCTATGGTAATAACTTCGCAGTATTTCCTAACGCTCAGGTAGGCATAGCTGCACTGGAAAAGGATTTAGAATTAAAAGTAAATCGAAGTAATAAAGTTGATGATATTATCGGTCAATATGCAGCAGGAGATCCTAACGTTAATAGATATATTGATTTCGTCACGGATAGAGTCGGAGAAACAGTAGATCAAAATGAATTAGACGATTTACGAGACGCTGTTATCACATTTGAAAACAAACCAGATATCGCACAACAATACTTAGCGTTGGTCGCAGATGGTGGACTGATAGATAAGAAAATGTATGGTGGGATCATCGCTTCCAAGAAGTAATGAAACGTATACCAAGAAAATCTGGACAACCTAGAAAGTCTAAGTTACACTCCGATCTTTATACAGATGAGAATCCAAAAGGAACAATCAAAGGGCTTGGCTTTAAAAATGAAACATCGGCTAGAAAGAGTGTGTCTAAAATTCGTGGAAGCGGTAGAACACACGCTCATAAGACTCAAGCTGCTATCGCTATGGAGCAGAGAGCTAGGGTTGCTGGCAAAAGTAAAGCTGCAGGAGTGTACAGGAAATTCATCGAAGCGCAGAAAAAGAAAACGAAAGCGAAACGAAGACGAGCATGAAAAGCACTGGGGCATAGGAGGTTTCTAATGATAAAAATTACAGACGCATTGAAGGCACGAGTACAGGACCATGAAGGCCTGAGGACATCTGTTTACCTGGACACACTGGGCAAAAAAACTGTGGGCATAGGCCACCTCGTACAAGACCATGAACTTGAAAGGTTTGCCGAAGGAGTAGAAATACCCATGGATGAAATCATGGAAATATTTGAAATGGATTTAAACAGAGCGGCAGCAGGAGCTGACATGTTAATACAAGATAATGTTGGTCACGATCTACCTCAACACATAGGTGAGGTGATTCTTGAGATGGTGTTTCAGCTGGGGACAACAGGCGTATCTAAGTTTAAAAAATTTTGGAAAGCACTAAGAGTTAAAGACTGGAAGAAAGCAGCAGCAGAAATGAAAGACAGCAGGTGGCATTCACAGACACCGAAACGATGTGAGTCGTTAGCAGAAATTGTAGCTAATACTTAGTCTTTAATTTCTTTTACAGTCTTCTGATGTGACTCTAACGCATCCCACACCTCAACCTTTGACCAATGAGCCATGACACATTTAGATATGTCCTCGTGTAAGACTTTCAACCAACTAATATCCATCGGTATAGTTCTACCTTTATTATCAGTGATGTGGTCTACTTCTTCATTAGTTAAAGATAAATTTAATTTACCATTGTCGTAAGTTATTCTCATTTTATTTCTCCCCAATTGATTCCTATTTTTGCCTCGCATTTTACAGGCACATGAAGTTCAACGGCAGACTCCATCGTATCTTTTATTTCTTTTACCTGGGTCTCTTTGGCTACAGAAATATTTAGTTCGTCATGTATTTGTATCATCGGGACAATCCCGTGCCTATTATACAAATCAACCATGGCTTTCTTGGTTTGATCTGCCGCTGAACCTTGTATTAACCTATTCAATGCACGATAGGTTCCTGCTCTTTTCATCTCATTCCACGCCCAAGTTTTCTTGGCGTTTTCATAACTCATCATTCTTTTGTCGTGGAAGTCTTTGTTCTCCCATAAATCAAATCGACATCTACGACCGAGCAGAGTATTTATAAATCCGTTTTGTTCTGTGTATCTGGTTGCACGAACAATTATGTTGTTTAAGAAGTGAACATTATCATTGTATTTTTTCTTCAAAGCCTTCGCTTTATCCTGACTAATATCTAGAGAGGTAGCTAGTTTTGCTATGCCCATGCCATACATAAGTCCCAAACCAATAGTTTTGGCTTCTTTCCTTGATATTTGCGCCATATCAGCAGTTACTTGGTGGAAGTCCTTTCCTTCATGGAAGAACTTAATTAGGGTCTCAGCGCCCTCTAAATCGTGTTTTTTGGCATAGTGTACGAGCAATCTAGGCTCTTGTTGGGAATAATCGAGAGAAACCCACTTTTCTGCCTTTTCTGGTAAAAACAAAGATCTTATCTTTGGCCCTATAATTTCATTGCGAGAGGGGACCTGTTGCAAGTTAGGATTATTCATGGACAACCGACCACTGACCGTCCCACCAAACTCACTTTTTAGTTGATTAATCTCAGCATGAATCCTGCCATCCACATTGTGTTTTAGTATGGAGTCAATGAATGTAGTGTGTGCTTTATTATATTCTCTAGCTACAGATATTGATTGGATCAAAGGATTCTCACTATCCTTCATAGCCTCGTTACTTATCTTCGCTTGTTTATTTTTCTCAGTATACTCATACTTCTCTCCGAGCTTATCAAAAACTTTTTGTAGTGATGCAGCTGTATAAATATCAGAGGCATCAATTTTTATACCTGTTTCTTTTTTAATGTTGTTATAAATTTTCTCTTCTTCTGATTTAAAAAACTTTTTTGTTTTCTCAGCCCGGTCAAGATCAACACGAACACCTTTCCATCTCATCTCCAAAAGCAAACGAAGTAGATCTGTTTCTAAATTGAATACATCAGTCAGTCCTTGCTTTTGTATTTCAACTCTAAGAACCTCCCATAGTTTGTAAGTCAGCTTTGTGTCTTGTTCTGCATACACACCGACATATTCTACAGGAACCAAGTGCATGTTCTCTATAGCTTTGAACCCATGCTCTTTACCAAAGTCTTCTAAAATATTGCCTTGCTTTCTCTCTCCTAGATAATCTTTTGCTAAATTATTTAAACTGTAACTAAATCTATTTTCATCTACAAGAGGAGCAGCTATTAAAGTATCATATACCTTAGTGACATCACACTCGACACCCCACCGTCTAAGCCAACCTAAATCATAAACTGCGTTGTGACACAAAACTATTGGATCCTCTTTGAATAATTTTCGTAGCCACTTCTTCACATCCTCCTCAGGAAAGTTTCCCCCACGTTCATGTCTTACCGGGAAGTACCCATCAAATCCTTCAAAGGATATAGCAACACCCACAACAAAACCTTTATTCGTTGCCCACCCACCACCAAGAGTTTTAATATCTGGATCGTATGTTTCTAAATCTATGGCAACTTGTTTAATACCAGATACATCTGGAAAGTTTGGTCTAGTCCACTCTGGTTTGTTTTCTTTCTTTAACAAATCCATTTGTTGTTCAAATATCATCTAAGAACCTCTTCAAATTCGTATTGAGAAGTAGAAGGCACAACAAAAAGATTCTCTTTTGCTCTTGTCATTCCCACATAAAAAACTCTTCTTTCGTCATCTCTATTATAAGACATCTCGTCAATAATTCTTTTAGATATATCAGAGAACAAAACCACATTCTGACTTTCTCCACCCTTCGCACCATGAATGGTAGATAATTTTATACTCGCTCTTTTATCTAGGTCATATCCTCTTTTTAGAATCTGTCTCATGTAATTTATCTCATTCTCAGCTATACCGTTTAGAGCGACTTGCCATGGTGTATTTATATCCGCCCTCAAACCCCACTCTGTAGAGAGAGTGTCATAGCTATATTTAATCTCTTCATCTGCTCCAGGCATTTTCTTTTTACCTCGAGCTATGCCTTTGTCTCCTGATCTGATGTATTGATACATAGTTTTTACATCTGACAAAGATACCTCATGTCCTAGTTGTAAATTTTTCCAACAATTGTAAGCAACTAAAACATCATCTTTGATAGATAACTTATTGTTTTTTTCAAATAAATATCCTTTGCTTTTTAAATCGGCAGCTATCTCGTTTAAATAATAGTTGGTCCTACATAGAATAAGCCACTCATTCTTTCTTAAATTTAATCTCTCAAACACCACATTTGAAACTGTGCCCTCGTCCTGACGAGGATTCCAGTCTTTAGGAATTCTATTTTTTATTCTGTTAATCAATCTATTTGCTCTAACGAATATACTGTTTGGTATTCTATATGATTGATTTAAAACTTGTAAGTGACAATTTAAATTTATTAATTTAGATACTTCTGCCCCACTCCAACCATATATAGCTTGATCATCGTCCCCGGCTAAGTAAACAATTTTTGCTTGGTCTATCATGGTGTGAACCATATCCCACTCGGATGCTTTCAAATCTTGAACCTCGTCTACAATCACCACATCTAGCTTTGGCGACTGCTTTGTTTTGTTAAACTCTATGATTAAATCTGTGTAATCTTTTATGCCTTTTTGTTTTTTAAACATTCGATAGTTTTTATCTATGCGTTGTAATCTCTCAAAACCCCCCTGCACATGACCTGCCTTTTTAAACTCTTCATACAAAGAAGTATTTTTCACTCTGTATAAATCAATCAAGTGAATCCCATCGGGATCTCTACCTATGGTTCCCCCGTTGCTATTAATAGAACTTGCGATGTCCACACCAAACTCTTTTTTAAAATCTTCGAAGTCTTGATCTTGTATAATATCTGTGTGCGTGCAACCTAAAAATTGATAGGCCAAAGAGTGTAGAGTTCTAAACCATTTAAACTCTTTTCTTTCTATCTTAAACTTATTAACTGCCCTGAAGATAGCCTCATTAGCAGCTTTCCTTGTAAAAGAAAAATAACCAATGCGATCTGGTTCTAAGTCTTTTTGTAAATTATCCTCAACATATTTTAGTAGCGTTGTTGTTTTACCTGTACCTGGAGGACCAATAATTTTGTGAACGTGATTTAAAATGGAATATCCTCCGTCTCTTGCACAGGCTCCTCTGCCTCAATCCTCTCTATTGTATTAAACTTATCATTGTCCACGAACCAAACTAACTGACCGGGTTTATTATTTAATTTTCTTTTGGTGCAATCGCCACCTAACTGTCTAATAAAAACTGCAACTTGATTTGTTGTCAAAGCAGAATACTTTCTGTTTCTCATGTACTCTTGTAGTTGATCAATACGAAAAAATACTTTGTTTTCTTCATCGTCCACGAAACACTGACCAGTAAGAATATCATCTAAGTCTACTGCATTGGCTTGGTTTGAGATATACTTTGATAAAATAATTTTGAACTGACCCTCTGGTGTCATCTCTTGATCTGTCTTGACCTCTATAGCTTTTGATACCAGAGAAGTAACAAAAGCATCATAGTCTGTTCTAGACATCATTGGAGGCATTGATTTAGTTTTGACCAAACACTTCTTTCTAAATTTATGTTGATCGTAAAGTTCTTCAACTGTGCAAACAATCGTGCTCTCTTGATTAATTGTAATGTGATATATGGCATCGTCATTAGTTCCATACTGAGTTACATTACCGACATCAGTAATCACACTGCTCTCTCCTATACCAAACTTTCTTAATCTACACTTAGACTTATTACAAAAAGAACACATAGGTTGATCTTTGCACTTATACCCCCAGTCTTTTTTGTCTGCCTGCTTGATAATTTTTTCAATCTCTCTTGGTCGTAAAGCCTCCTCAAAATAATCGTGATGAAACTTATGCACCTCATCTTCAAATGTCTCTCCGTATTTCTTTTTTGCGTACACTGAGTATTGAAATAAAAAATTATCTCTACTGCCTTTTTGTACTTTACCGTTCTCTGTTAGATAAGCCTCGATACAATAAGGTGCATCTGCAAACTCAGAGTTTTCTTTTTTTAAAGATAATTTTTTTAGCTCATCAGATGTTATAGATTTCTTTTCTACCTCTGCTATAAAGCCATCAAGATTTAATACGTTGCCTTTGTCATCAAAAGCATACCTATCTGTTTGATCTAATCCATTGTGATAAGGCATATTAAGAAAGCTACCAACTTCCCAGTCGCTTTCGTTACCCTCACGTAATAATTTTTCTTGTTTTGGAAATACTTCACAATGACCTAGCCCCATGAAAGAGGCTAGTTCTTTTATTTTGTGATGCACAATACCTGCCGATACATACTCTTTAAAAAATAAAAACACATGAGCACCACCACTTTTAGATTTAGTTACAATGAATGGAAGATTTTTAGTTGCAAGTTTCTGTGCAATAGACACATGGTCTAAAGGATATTCGTCCACATCTATACATCCCCAACGACATTTATCTTCGTCGTTGATTGGAAATATACCTAGACTAGGCCAAGATCCTTCTAGATGGTTTTCCCAAAGAGAATCTTCCACAGGAAGTTTTCTAATCCAGGTTTGACCCTCGGACTTATTATCCTCACGGAGACTCTCTTTGGGAGTAAAAGTGCCATAGGCACGATCTAAACCATAAAAGATCTCTTTAAATTTAGAGACCCTCTCGTTCATTAAAACGGAGTATCTTGATCCGAACTTGAACTTTCAACTTCGTCGTCATACTTAGGTTTAACAATACCTTTTCTAACTGACTCATTGAAGTTGGCAGCCATATCGAATGTGTCCTCACTGTTTAAGAAATCGCCTTTGTTCACGACCCAACCATACCAAGAACCCTTATCATTAGATTGCTTCGTTGTGGTCAGAGTGTAAATGCGATACCAACTAGGAGCCAAGAATAGCTTTTTAGTTTTAGGATTTTGAATAAATTCATTCTTCAAACTATAAGCCCAACTTCTAGCAGCTTTTAACTGTGTAGCTTTCATTGATATGATTGCAGGTTCCGGGGCGACACCACCGTTAAGAAGAAGGCAATAAAAGTTTGCACATTCTTCTAAGTAGTTTCCGCTCTCGAGACGGAACTTACCGTCGTCTCCACGTACTGCGTTAGTTGGTTTATCCACGGGGGAAAAGATATTGACAGGAGCAGAGGAACCTTTGCCTCTATCTTGCCACTCCAACCATACTTTGTCATACCCACAAACAACAACAGATATACCGTCCTGTCCTGAGTATATTTTTTTACTCACAGAGTTACAGATCATCCCAGCTTTTGCACCGTCAATCTCTTCTAACTCTGGAGACATTTGTGCCAAGACTTTTAATCTTGGTGTTGCGATATCATCTGTTGTGATGGTATCGAGCCCTGTCCCTGCGAACTTTTCTAAGTTTTCCATGTTCATAGCAGGGAGCTTGTCTGCCTTTGCGGTGACAGCACCGTTTTTTTGATTTGTCATTTTTATTTTGTCCTTATGTTTTATTTTTTTCGATCAATCTTTACTTTTTTTTGAGTATACACTCCAAACTTAGCTTGAACATCTGAGGGCATTGATCCTTTTCCCATCATCTCTTCAACTGTTTTTGCTAAGGTATTCCACGGCACACTCTTCTTATTGCTCGGATATAAACCACGATCTTGTAGTTCACCGATAAGATTAGTTGCATCGGAATCTTGTCCACGGCCAAATGTCAACACCACATCATTTTTAATAATGTCATCTAAACCATTTTGTTTTAACCAACCAAAACAAAACTCTTGGTTCTCTTGTGTGATGTTTGCTCTAGTTTGATCCTTGATTGAAACTTTACTACCATCCATCAAACTAATTGCAGATACACCTGCCGTCTCAAAGAAACTAGGTATCACTTCGTTTTCAAGTTGATACTCTCTGTCTTTGAGTTTTTTTATTTCAGCTTCTTTGTCGGCAATAGTTTGACGAACATTATCTAGTTCGTTACAAGCCTCGCCAACATCTTTCACTTCTGAGCTATCTAAAGAATTAATCTTTGATTGCTCATATGCTTTATCTAATAGACCCATATTGTTACCTCTTATAATTCTATTGTTATGGGAATATATATAGCAGTTTCTCTATCCCATTTCAAGACCTTAAATTTATTATTTGTTTTTTTTGCTGCCACTGCACAGATAATCCCTATTAATACAGGATCTCCCATCAATAATAAAAAGTCCTCTGATGTAAAATCTTTTAATTTTTGTTCACATAAAAATATAAATCTAGACGAATTAACCTGAATTTGTCTAGGGTTCTCAAACATTACGATGGGTTTTCCAAACCTTTCACAGTCAGAAATATCTCTATATCCTCCATTGGCCATCCTTGTGTTTGTCGTTACATATACTTTTTTCATTCTAATATTTCTCCCGGGTGTGACAACATTCTATAGTTATACCTATAATAACTAAATTAATTATTGTAAGATTTCAAGTATGAAATATTTTATGTTGCTTTGGTTGTGTGTAAATGATCCCTTTACTAGCTTGGAAAACACATGCATAGAGGAAATAATGCCAGAAACATTTGATACTTTACAAGAATGTGCTTTTGTTGCAGAACAAAC